CCAGGTTCTGGATACAGAAAGAATACAGGAGCTCCAGTAAAGAAACCTAATTGAAAATCTTCTGCAGTAGCTATAAAATGATCCACTCTCATATCAATTTGATTTGTGTTTTTGATGACATCTGTTATAAGATGATGTCCTGTACTGGTTCTTCCATATTGATTCGTATCTCGAGCTGGGAAGAATCGCTTTCCTCTTGTATAAAACGGTGTTTCATATTCGAGTACTGGATTCTGGGAAGCTGCGGTAGCATGCATTCCTGATAAGCTATTCATTGCTGTAACAACTATATGACTACGAGCTAAGGGTGGATTACTGTTAATATTCTCTGATGATGAACCATTTGTCACACCTTCCGGTGTACCACGTACAACGGCAAAAGTGGTTTGTAATGGTATATCAGTATGAACTTGACGTATCATCTTATGTCGTAATCCTCCTCTACGTAAAGCAAAAGCAGGTGTTAAATAGTTTATTAGCGTTGATCCACAAAAGGTATATGGGGAATTACCTAAAGTAGAATCAATAGCAGAATCAGGTCCATTGGGATCCCATCCTCTATAATAAGGGAAATCAGTTAAACTAATAGTAACTTGTCTGTTATTTACAGAATTACCATAATCTGCTGGGTAGAAAGAATAATGATATTGATATCTTCTCAGTAAATCACGAAAAGAAACTACTCTTTCACCTTGAAAAACTAAATACTGATTATCCTCTTTTATTGAGTTTCCAAAAGAATACGTGGAATCCGGGTGTATTGGAGCATTTGAACTGTCAGCGGTAGTAGCTTGTATATCAGGTGCCTCTTCAGCCTGCGGTGTATAAATTGCAGACTGTGGCTGATATATGGAGTAATTATTAAAGGGACGGTATTTAGGACAAGCAACGGCGAAATCATCGCCTGCACACACCCATACCTGGACTTTAATATCGGCTGCTACAGCTGAGGGAGATGATAATTCATTCATAACATAAATATTTAAAATTCCATTATCATCAGGTGTTCCTCCAACTATGGATGATGTATCGCTACCCACCTGAGTGGATGACCATTCAGCTAACGGTGTAACATCAGCCCATGCTGCAACATTCGCCCATTTTACTTCATATTCAAAATCTCTATCTTCTGATATGTCAATTATAGAAGTATAATTGGTATTTAGTTCTGTAGTACCTGTCAAGTAATGAGGTTCATAAACTATCTTAAGTCTACCTCTATGATATTCTGAACAGATAACATTAAATCGAAATTTAATTGAACCTTGCCAATATTGAAAGGGCACAGCAGCAAAAGCTAAAGCCGTTGGATGATATTCAAAAGTAGTACCTGTATTCAATGTTGTGTGAAATATTGGGGTAACCAAAAGAGACATCAACAAAGATTCTGACACATCAGTTTCAGCCCAATCGAACTGGTAGTAAAATGAAGGTCGTGATGCTATTGAATGAATAGTCAACTCATCGTGGCCAGCTAATCCCATTACTCGAGTATCTATAGACAACTCATTCTTCGAATCCACAGTTAATTTAACCAAATTTTCCGGTGCATCTGTATTACACAGATTTCCCAAATATCTTGGTACATAACTACGTGTATCTTCAAGAACCTGAGGTCTAGAATAACCGAATATACGAGCGACCTGTCCTATTTTTGTAGCTACCATCGAAGTAGCCTTAGCATAGGGAGCTAATACGGGGATCATAGACAGAGCGTTAGCTACGCTCGCTATGGTGGATGCTGGTTTACTAATTAATCCATCAGATTTAAATTCAGTTGTAGAGTCATCAGTATTATTCGATAACTTTTTAACTTTCTTTTTCTTCTGCTTGGAATTAGACTTAGATTGTGGAACATATGGTATAGGGAAACCAAATTTATCTAAGGGTACATTAGATTTACCAGATTGTTCTAATAATTGGGTTGGTACAGAAAGTTCTACTTCCTCTGCCCATACGAAAACATTAATCGTAATAGGTTCAGTTGCACCATTAGCATGTTGTAATATGTAGAAATCTCTCATATCTACATATCCTAGATCTGCATGCCAGTTAGCAACTGTTATATCTACCCAATTTTCATG